CAGTAAAAGGCCCAGTAGAAGTACCTACCGTAGTAACTACATACTCAGATTATTTAAATAAATTTGGTGGATCTTTCTTAAGTGGAGGAGCTGAGTACAGCTACTTAACTCAAATTGCCGCTTACAACTACTTCCAACAAGGTGGTGAAACATTATTAGTATCTAGAGTAGTATCAGGATCATTTACTCCTGCCTCTTCTTCAGGTATTGTTAATAATGTAGCTTCAAGTAATGGCACTTTAGCTACATTTACTTTTAGTGGTAGTGATTGGAATGGTGTAACTACATATTCTGGTGGCCCATCAGTAACAGGTTCAAATGCCGCCATTGCTATTGATATATCAAGCAATGTTTACTATTTAGCTCCATGGACTAGCACATACACTAATAATGCCCTTGATTATAAGTACTTTAATGTCAATGGTACTAATACTTATACCTCAGGAGCGTATTTTACAGCTTTAGCCTCAGCTATTAATACATGGGCTGAATTAGCAGGATTTGTTTCCGCCTCATACAACTCTACATCAAACGTATTTACTTTATCAAGTTCTCCAAGTTTATCTCCTCAAAATACCCAAGCTAATGGTTGGGATTTATATTATAAAGGATTTATTGGGTATGAATTAAGCCAAATGGTTCTTACTGGATCATTATCAGGTGGTGTTAATGGTACTTTTAGTGAAGCATTTGTATTAAAAACTATTTCTGAAGGTACTATTATGAATAGTGTTAGTACATTAGGTGCTAATGGTACTCTACCAAGTGGTTCTTCAGATAATATAAGATGGCAAATTGTATCTCCTGATACATCTTCAGGTACATTTAGTCTTTTAGTTAGACAAGGTAATGATACAACTACAGAACCTATTGTTCTTGAAACTTGGACAAACTTATCATTAGATCCAACTCAACCAAACTTTATCTCTAAAGTACTTGGTGATAGCTATCAACAGTATAATGCTTCAGAAAATTATGTTGAAGCTTTAGGTAACTATCCTAACAATTCAAGATATGTTTATGTAAGTGCTATTAATTACCCAACACCAAATTATTTCACTAATAATGGAGCAGCAAAAGCACAATACACAGCCTCTATTCCATTAGCCGCTAGTGGAGCATTTGGTGGGGCTGCAGGTAATTTATTCTATGGTGGTGGTGCCAAATTCTACAATTACATTTCAGGATCAACAAACTTACAAGGTATTGATGATACTGATTATGATAATATGATCGCATTAATGGGTAACCAAGATGATTATAGATTCAATGTAATTACATTACCAGGTCTCACATTAGCAGATAATGCGACCCAAGTAAATACTTTAGTAAACACTATCCAATCTAGAGGTGACGCAATTGCAGTAGTAGACACTAGAGCTTATGGAGCTCAAATCTCTCAAGCTGTAGGTACAGCAGCTGGTGTTAATAGCTCATATGCTTCTACTTACTGGCCTTGGCTACAAACAATTGATCCAGGTACTGGTCAATTAGCATGGGTACCAGCTTCAACAATGATTCCAGCGGTATACGCCTTCACTGATAATGTAAGTGAGCCTTGGTTTGCACCTGCGGGTATTAACAGAGGTGGTTTAGACACTGTTGTAAGAGCTGAAAGAAAGCTTTCACAAACAAATCGTAATGATCTATATGTAGGTAATGTAAACCCAATTGCAACATTCCCAGGTACTGGAGTTGTAGTATACGGTCAGAAAACTCTACAGAAAAAAGCATCTGCACTTGATCGTGTAAATGTGCGTAGATTATTGATTGCCCTTAAGTCGTACATTTCTCAAGTAGCTAATAACTTAGTGTTTGAACAAAACACAATCGCTACAAGAAACCAATTCTTAAGCCAAGTTAACCCATACTTAGAATCAGTTCAACAACGTCAAGGTTTATATGCGTTTAGAGTAATTATGGATGATTCCAATAACACTCCAGACGTAATTGATAGAAACCAGTTAGTAGGTCAGATTTATCTACAACCAACTAAGACTGCTGAATTCATTTACCTAGACTTCAATGTATTACCAACTGGAGCTACTTTCCCAGCGTAAGAGTTGTAATTAGTAATATTTATAATAAAATAAATAATATAGCAAAATGGCAGTATTAGACCCAAACGAAATATTTTTCACAGCGTTTGAACCAAAACAGGCGAACCGCTTTATCATGTATATTGATGGAATCCCAGCTTATACAATTAAAGCAGTCGGTGCTGTATCTTTAACACAAGGAACTGTACCTTTGAACCACATTAACGTTCAACGTTTTGTGAAAGGAAAAACAGTTTGGAACCCAATCCAATTCACATTATTTGATCCTATCACACCTTCAGGAGCACAGGCAGTAATGGAATGGGTACGTTTACACCACGAATCTGTTACAGGTAGAGATGGTTACTCAGATTTCTACAAGAAAGATTTAACATTTGATGTATTAGGACCAGTAGGCGATATTGTTTCTGAATGGGTAATTAAAGGTGCGTTGATTGTTGATGCTAGTTTTGGTGACTACTCATGGGACACTGTTGATCAAGCTATTAACATTACAATGACTGTACAACCAGATTACTGTGTATTAAACTTCTAATAAAAGTTTACATAAACTTAAATTTGAGCTTGGCTATGCCAAGCTCTTTTTTTATCTTATAACTTAATCTATAAGGGATAGGTTCTTTGACATCTAAATACTTAACAAAACTATGGAAATTACATCATTTATTTTAGGTGTAGCTGCAGTCATTACTATACTAATGGTTGTGGTTATGTTTATGAATTTTATGGAAATTAAAAACCTCCAAAAACAAATCGATATTCTTAAAGATATTGATGAAGCAATTATTCGTGATCTTGATATAAGAGAACGCAATTGTATAACTTACACAGATCAATTAAATAATAACACTCAACGAGAGTTAGAAAATCTCTATCGCCATATTGATAGTAGAGTAGATAAACTTGAAGAGAAAACCAAAAAAGAGTTTCAAGCTCTTAATCATACTAAATCTTATTAATTAACCCGTTAAAGAACCTCCCTTTATAGTATTTATAAACATATTAGTTATAACAAATAATTTATGATCGAAAATAAATTCCCTACAGAAATTGTAGATTTACCTTCTCAAGGTCTTATTTATCCTGAAGACCATCCTCTACGTAGTGGTAAGGTAGAAATGAAATACATGACAGCTAAGGAAGAAGATATCCTTACTAACCAAAATTATATTCAAAAAGGTATTGTTCTAGATAAGCTTTTAGAAGCTCTAACTATGAATAAATTTTCCCTTAAAGATATGATTACTGGAGATAAGAATGCCTTAATTGTAGCATCACGTATTTTAGGTTATGGTAAGGATTATACATTTACCTATACTGGTAAAGAATATAATGTAGACCTTACAACACTTGACAATAAACCATTTGATACTTCTTTAATAACTCCACGAGGTACATTTAAATTAACTCTCCCAGTTTCTAAAACTGAAGTAGAATTTAAACTTTTAACAGCTAAAGATGAGGAATTAATTGATCAAGAAATTCAAGGTTTTAAAAAACTTAATAAAGAATTATCTTCAGAAATTACTACTCGTTTAAAATATCAGTTAACCTCAGTTGATGGTTCTCAAGACAAAAATACCATTAAAGAATTTGTAGAATTCAATTTATTAGCGGCTGACTCTAGAGCATTAAGACTTTATATTAAAGAAGTAGCTCCTGATGTTAATCTATCTACTAAAGTAGAGGTAAACGGTGTAGAGGAGGACATCGACATACCAATTAGTCTTAACTTTTTTTGGCCTGACATCTGAGATAGCTTCTCAAGTTCGTATGGCTTTATTTAGCCAAATTCATGAAATAATATTTCATGGTCAAGGTGGTTATGATTATGAAACAATCTATAACATGCCTATTTGGTTAAGGAAGTTTACCTTTAATAAAATTAAGGAATGGTATAGTAAATCTAAAGACACTAAAAATGAAGATAGTTGGTTATCAGGTGAAGCTAAACAAAATGCAGCTAAAAATAAAAAGATAAAACCACCAACTTATATTACAAAGGCATCCAAAAAGTGATGCCTTTTAATATTTATAACAAAATATCCTTATGGCTATAGAAGACGAATTATCTAGGGCAGAAAGAGCTTTAAAAGACAGACTTACAAACGCTGGAAAAATAGCGAAGGATATTACTAACAAAGCTTTTAAAGAATTAGTAGCTAGTGTAAAAGAATTAAATGATGAACTAACTAAAGTCACAAGAGATTTAGAAGAACAATTAGATCTATACTCAGAAATAAAAATTCAAAGTCAGGGATATGGAAAGGCTTTACAAACAGCTTTACCTTTTCTTAAAGATAATAAAGATTTAGCTCAAAAATTAGTTGGTGTCTATAAAGAACAAACTAAATTAGAAGATAAACTTGTTAGATATAAAGAAGATCTTATTGCTGGAGAATTAGATTATGAACAAGCCGCTAAAGCTGTAGCTCAATCTAAAAATCAACAATTTGCTATTGATTTAAGCATCCTTAATCTACAGAATGAAATTGAGTCAGTTGGTAAAGAAATAGCTGAAGCTAATGAAGCTGATAAAGTAAATTTACAAGCCAAAGAATTATCTTTACAAAAGGTTCTCTCTTATTTAAAAGATGGTGTTGCACCATCTACTAAAGATATAGCTAATAATTTCCAAAAAATGGCTAATAAAGCCCAAGAAGTAGAAGCTTTAACTGGTACTATATTTGCAGGTCTTAAAAAAAC